CCGAATATCTGCCACCAGATTACGGCTATGACACAGGCACTGGTCCTGGGGCAATCAAACAAACCGACTTTGACGATCGCATAGACGTCGTGCCCGTTTCAGATCCTAATATATTTAGCCAGAGCCAGAGAATTACGCTGGCTCAAGAGCTGCTGCAAATGGTTCAAAGTAATCCAGAGATCCACGGGCCAGTTGGGGTGTTTGAAGCTTACAAAAGAATGTATGCCGCGCTGGGCGTGGACAATGCAGACGCTCTACTGCAACCGCCCCCCGACATGACTCCCAAACCGATCGATTCGGGGTTAGAAAATTCTGGTTTGATGATGGGTCAGCCGCAACAGGCTTTTGAAGCTCAAAACCATCAATCGCATGTTGAAGCCCACAGAAGCTTGTTTTTGACGCAGGTGGTCAAAGAAAATCCACAGATGCAGTCAATTATAATTGGCCATTGTATGCAGCATTTGCAGTTTATGGCTTCTCAGATTGCACAAGAACAAATACCGCAGGAAGTCAAGGCGCGCATCCAGTCGGTTCAAGAGCAAATGCAGCAGTTGCCGCCAGACCAAGCGCAGGCCGCAGCAACAGAAATACAAATGTTAAATGACCAGTTTGCTGCGCCAATATTAGCTCAGCTAACACAAGAATTTTTACAGTCCATCGGCCAAGGTGGCTCAGATGATCCGCTGGTGGCGATTCGCCAGCAAGAGTTAGCGATCAAAGGCAAGCAGGTGGAGCAAGAACAGACCCAGTTTGAAATGAAGCAAGGTCAGCGAAGCCAAGAAAAACTGTTAGAAAATGAAATCCAGCGCCAGCGTATAAATGTCCAAAAAGATGTTGCTGATGATAAGCTGGATGTGTCAATTCAAAGGTTGAAGCAACAAGCGGATTTGAAACTGCTAGAATTGGAACAAAAGATGAGGGGCTAGGTCGAGGGTGTACGTATGAATAGTGACAGAGTAGAAGAAATCTCAGCTTTGAGGGCGCAAAAAAGGCTGGACCGTGAATCGGAAGCGGCGGCTCGTGAGGCTAAACTCGCTGAAGAAGCAAGCTCACACGCAGCAAACATGGCAAGAATCGCTAAAAAAATGGCTAGAATTGAGGCCGGAAATAATGCTGTAGCTGAGGCGCCGGCAGTTGTTGAGGCGGTAGCTGAGGCGCCGGCAGTTGTTGAGGCGGTAAAAGCGCCGGTTGCAGAACCAAAAGCAGCGCCTGGAAACTCTACGGGGAAGGCAAGAGGCAGACCCAAGGGTTCCAAAAACAGAAGGTAGGAGCAGATATGGCTATTAAAAAAGTGCCAAACAACAAGTCGTTTGATAAACCAAATCCTAATGCGATTGGTAAAAATAACGGGGTGACTGCAATTGTCAACATGAAAGGGAAAGGTGCGGCCACAAAGGGCTTGAAGTTTAAAGTCAGGAATTGATAAAGTCAGGAATTGAAAATGGAAGAGCTTGCTTATTTGGACGTCATTAAGCGATTGGTCAGGGACCGCGAAAAGCAAATCTCCGAGACGCTTATGTCTGGCGCACTAGAAAGTATAGAACACTACAAATTTTTGCAAGGCGAGCTAAATGCGCTATACTACATTGAAGACGAAGTGAAAGAGCTTAACAAGGAAAAGTAGATGCCGGAACCGGAAACGGTTTTAAGTGCGTATGTTGACGCCGACGACAGGGTTTTAGATCCTACGCTGTTAGAACAATCTGTTTTAGACAGAATGCCACAGCCAACCGGCTGGCGAATGCTTGTGCTGCCCTATGGTGGTAAGAAGCAATCGGATGGCGGCATCCTGCTTACACAACAAACGCTCGACAAAGAGGCGCTGGCAACCGTAATCGCGTACGTTGTGAAGCAAGGCCCTTTGTGCTATGGCGATAAAAACAAATACGGCACCACGAAGTGGTGTGAAGAAAACCAGTGGGTGTTGATTGGCCGTTATTCTGGCGCCAGATTCAAACTGGACGATGGCGCAGAGGTCCGAATCATTAACGACGATGAGGTTATCGCTACAATCTTAAATCCAGATGACATATTGAGCGTGTGATGATGATAGAAAATGCCAGCCCGGCTGCAGAGCAAGAAATTGAGATTAGTGTTGAAGACGATGCTGTCGTTGAGGCAAACGCTAGTCCTGATGACGAACTAGAGGCGTACACGAAAGGCGTTTCTAAACGAATCAACAAGCTGACCGCGAAAACGCGAGAAGCGGAAGAAAGAGCGGCTATCGCCGAGCAAATAGCGCGATCGCGTGAGGCAGAAATACAAGCGCTCAGAAACCATTCACAATTGCAAGCCGGCGCCGTTATACAAAATCAAGAAGCCGCTGTGGTTGCCAAAGAACAACAAGCTGACGATCTGTACAAAAAAGCGGTTCAATCTGGCGATGCTGACCTGATGAGCAAGGCAGACACTTTAAAAAGTGATCTGAGCATACAAAAAGAAAAAGTTAGGCTTGCTAAAAACAGACAGGAGAACGAGCAAGCTCAGTATCAACAAGCTATTCAGCAACAGCCTGGGCAACAACAGCCTGCGGCAGAGCCGGGGGTAGCGCCAACGTCGGAAGCTCTGGGCTGGTATGAAAAAAATAAATGGTATGGAGATGCGGCTGATCAGGGTAACTTAGAAGCTACCCAGTACGCATATTTCCAGCATTACAATCTTATCAATGAAGGCCATGAGCCAGATTCTGATGAATATTATGACGAGCTAAATAATCGAGTTTACAAAGTTTACCCGCATTTGCAGAATGCAAGTGCGGACAATAACGACGAGCAAAGTGAAGCTAGACCCTCTGTGCAAAGAGTTGCTTCCGCCACTGCAGGCAGTGGTCGTCAAAAAAACACAAGACAAAAAAATGGCGTTACGTTTTCCAAGTCTGAAGTCGAGCGACTCCGAGGGCTAAAACCGCACAACATGAGCGAGGACGCTTGGTTGAAGCGAGTGGCAGCTGAAAAGCAACGAATTGCATCCAGGGACGCAAGATAATGACTGAAGAAAAAAAAGTAGCAGATAGAAACTCCCGTGATTCCGAGACGCACGATAAAGAAGCTCGCAGAAAACCGTGGCGACCAGTTAGACGGCTAGAAACACCGCCGGCTCCTCCAGGCTATACATACAGGTGGGTGAGGGAGTCGATGCTGGGCAAAGAAGATCGCGCAAACGTCAGTAGACGTTTAAGAGAAGGATGGGAGCTCGTGAGAGGGACCGATCTTCCCAGCGATTGGGAATTACCGACAGCGGATGAACATAGCCGACATGCTGGAATCGTTTACAACGATGGCTTACTTTTGGCCAAAATCCCAAACGCGACTATCGCCGAGCGACACGATTACTACGAAGGCGTATCTCGTGATGCTGTGGGTGCGTTAGACAACACGATGTTTAATGAAGCCAGAAAAGATAGTCGCCATGTTAAGTACAGTCCTCAGCGGGATTCAAAAGTATCCTTCGGCAAAAAATAACCGGTGCAGAAATGCACTTAACCAATAACGTATAGGAACTAAAATGGCGAATAAAGACGCTTCTTTTGGACTAAAACCTGTGAAAATGATTGGGGGAGCCCCGTATAATGGCGGACAAAGTCGTTATAGAATTGCTTCATCGTACGATACGGCAATATACCAAGGTGACATAGTATGTCAGGTTACCGGCGGGGGTGTAGAGATACACGCCGTGGGTGGGACCGTCCCGGTGATAGGGGTGTTCAACGGCTGTTCATACACGGACCCGACATCAGGCGAACAGGTGTTTAAAAACTACTATCCAGCTAGTACAGCTGCTTCTGACATCATTGCAAATATCATCGACGACCCGATGGTCGTTTTTGAAATTCAAGCGGATGAAGCTTTCCCCGTTGCAGACTTGCTGGGCAACTTTGATACGATCAAAACCAACGCCGGCAGTACCAAGACGGGTATTTCCGGAGACGAGGTTGATGTATCTACAGGTGCAACAACTGCAACTTTACCCCTGAAAGTGATTGACATCTCTCAGGACCCCAATAACCAAGACGTAGGCTCTTCCAATACAAACGTGTATGCTGTTATACAGAATCATGTGTTTGGTGTGAAAGCTGCCGGTCTAGCATAAGGAGATAAATAATGGCTATTTCACGAGCACAGCTCGCTAAAGAATTGGAACCAGGTCTGAACAGTTTATTCGGTTTGTCATACGACGAGTATACGAAGGAATTCGCTGAAATCTTCTCAATCGAAGACTCTCAACGGGCATTCGAGGAAGAAGTTTTGATCACCGGTTTTGGGGGCGCTCCTACGAAAACGGAAGGTGGTTCGGTTGATTTCGACCAAGCTACTGAAAGTTATACAAGCAGATACACGCACGAAACAATCGCGCTTGCCTTAAATGTAAGGGCCGCTGCGTAGGAATATGCAAGCGATAAGATGGTGAATTCAGTGAAACTCTCAATTGAGACAATACTGAGCCAAGCTGATAGCAATATCAGAAGGTGCAACGACTATCCCGTAAGGGAGTACGCTCAAGCGAGCGGAAGCGCCATCCAACCAGAACGGTTGAAGATATAGTCTGATCTGCATGGTGACATGCAGCTGCTTGGGAACGAGCGGGAATGTGACTAGCGAAACATTCTGAACACAATGTTGCAATTACAGAAGAAGCGATCGAGGATAACTTATACGATTCGTTAGGCAAACGATACACAAAGGCACTCAGCCGCAGCATGGCCAACACGAAAGAAGTGAAGGGCGCCGACGTCCTGAACAACGCTTTCTCTTCGTCTTACACAGGCGGCGATGGCGTATCTCTGATTAACACTGCGCACGTCCTAGCGGGCGGTGGCACAGCGGCGAACAGAGCTACATCAATGGCGGATCTGAATGAGACGAGCCTTGAAGATGCCCTAATCGACATCAGTGACTTCACCGATGATCGTGGTTTAACAATCTCTGTCCAAGCAGACAAACTTCTGGTTCCAAGTGAGCTGGTTTTTGTGGCCGACAGGATCTTAAACTCACAGGGAAGACCAGGAACAGCTGATAATGACCTGAACGCAGTTAAGAACACGGGTGTTCTTTCTGGCGGTTACACAGTTAATCATTATCTAACGGACCCCGATGGTTGGTTTTTGTTGACGTCTGTCACACAGCAGGGCGAAGGTCTTAAATTGTTTGAGCGCAGCCCGCTGGAAACGAGCATGGAGCCTGATTTTACGACCGGAAACATTCGGTATAAAGCTCGGGCCAGGTACTCGTTTGGGTGGTCAGATTTTCGTGGGATATACGGAAGCCAGGGGGCTTAATTGAACCGATAACGGGGTTTATCACTCAACTGTTATAAAAAGGGGGCTTCGGCCCCTTTTTTATGTCTAAAT